TTTTTTTTTTTTTTTTTTTTTTTTTTTTTTTTTTTTTTTTTTTTGAGGAAAAGTAATAAAACTTACCTAACTAAAAGACGGCAAATTACTCAGACTATTCGAGTGAAAACCTGTAACGGAAAAATTCATCGATTATCTGGATCTGACGACAAAGTTATCTTTGCCGCTAGACAAAGATTATAGAATAAGCATTGTTTAGCAAAGCAAGGGCTTACCAACCCTAATTTTGAAACCACCCCAGCAACTTGACTACTGAGATGCCATAAATGGACACCCCAAGTACCAAATCAAGTTATAATCTTCTGCTGCAGAAGAATAATAGGAGGTGGAATACTGATAATTGCGTGCATTAGATGTAGCAGCGGCAACGCGTTCATATTGAGGGAAAACATTAAAAACGAAAAACTGTTGTTTCCATAAACTAGCATTCGTAGGTGCATCCCAATCACCATTAGCTTCATAAAGTTCTGGAATAGGAACATCAATGAAACGATATGGTGAATAGTACGGTACTTCAAATTCAACAACAGATTCATTTTGTTGGAGAGCGATCTCTGCTCCCTCAGCAAGAGATGTCTGTGTATTAAAGAAGCTCAAATTAACCCCTAGGTCTGAATTAAAGGCATTTTGATCAAGTACAGTAGTGTCTTTATCGAGATCGAATCGATCACCACGACACACTACATAATTCGATGGTTGAACTCCGCTCCCGTTGTAACAACGAACTTTGAAGCGAACACCACCACGATAACCAGCGTAACCAGCGCTAAAATAAGCAAGAAGGGACGTAGGCAGACCAACAAAAGGGGTGGGTGTAGATCCAATATTATCTGCAATCCGCCTAGCTGTGAAACCTTGGAAGGTAGGATAGGTATGGATAAGATCTCGAAACTTGACCTTATCATCTGAACCTGAGTTAACATAATTGAACGATGCCGTATGAAGCTCATATCTCTTAAGCAACTGGCGTAATGAAATAATGGGGTCCCCATGAAATATGAGGCCTTTCTTATTCATAACATTAGTATCAGGTTCTCCCACTAATCTGATAATGGTATCTTCCTTGCAGAGAGCAGCGCTAGAGGATTCAGGTCCAACTATAGGGAAGTTACTCATACCACCGGGCTTTTCAATTGACCGCAAGTTGTACTTAGGGTCAAAGACCTCGTAATCTTCACCTCCTTTGTGAAATAATAGAACTTTCAGGTCTGCTGTGTTGATAGGAGCACTAAGTTGGTTGAGTACACTAACGAAAATGGTTCCATTAGCATTAGGTCCCTGAGTATCTGGTGCTGGAGACCCAGACACAAAACCATCGTCTAGATCAGCTTCTAGGTATGGAAGTGCAGAACACCATGAAACTGAAAAATCAATCTCACGGCAAGTATCTAGATCAACAACGTAACTGTAGACAGGGTTAAATGCTGTAGAACCCGGAGCATTGCCTAGTGGATCATAAGAGATTCTAAGTCTTCCCTTATGGTACTTGGATGCAATGACCTTAAGCCGATAGTGGATGGTTCCACTCCAATAGTTAAAAGGAAATGTACCATATCCTAAAGATGAGTAGACAAGTGGTCTTCTATTTTCTACCGGTGTTACACCGGTATCATAATATCTCACTACAGGGGTGACACGCGCAAAGCCTAAAATGTCACCCTGATCATTAGACATAGACCAATCCACGTTCCCTATATATGTTTCTCTCCCAAAGATGGTAGCAAGAAGCATATCATCGTTGGGGGGTAAACCAGCAATACGTGGATCAATGGTGGTTTGTTGCTTATGATCATATGTAAGCTTCCTAGCGGTATCATTACCGTTTGTGTTGGCGGATGATCCCGTTGATCTAAGTTTGGTAACATTATAATCACCGGAAAATGTAGGCTTAGAAAATCCAAATGCTGACGCAATATCACCAATTCCTTTAGCAAATATACTTGTAGAAAAAGCATATGGACCAATTATAGGACTAGATGTTAATTTGCCCATAGCTTTAGATAAGGCGTAGGCAACAGATGAGGCAGAATCTTGGGTATATTCTTTCTCAGAATCGTCAACCATTTGTAACTCATTATTAGACGGGGCTACGGAGTTACTCTGAATTTCAAAGTAGGTTGGTCCAGCTAAAGAGATATTTTCGAACCATGCATACACACTGATATCTACCCGGCTAGTAGCCTCGGAGGTAGCAACTCTTAGACCACCAGGTAGCTCTCTAATTGTAGCCATACAATATTCAGTAGGATCGTCATTCTTGAGATCAAAGTAATTCTTAGGATAAAAGAATGGGAACGTGACTTCAGCAGAAGACGTTTCACCAATGTCCAAATAAACCCGTGGTTGTTGAGATTCAAAAATAAGACTAAATTCAGTATCAGTTGGAGTAACAACATAAGGCGATCCTGCCATCGCTCTGATACGAGGTACATAAGAGATTAGAAGACACCCATAGTTAAATTGGGTACTGTTAATGACAAATTTGAGTTTAATATCAGCTCGAAGAAATGCATAGTTAGCCAACTTTTTCTGAATTTGTGGGTTACTCAGCAAAGAACTCATCGGGCTGATAATAGTCTCCAAAGGAGAACCTACATCCCACTCGACATTTTCAATAAGAACAGGTCTAGCCAAAAATTTAGAAATCTCAGCATCTCTAGCATCAGATTGGGAAAATGTGTGATCAATTGAAGATGGAATAGTAGAAGCAACAACGGGCTTCTCATCATCGAAAGTAGTAACAACATGCTTCTCGATAGAATTAGTTGTTGAAAGTTGTTGTGTAGTTTGGGGGCTTACGCCACCCACTTGGGAACCCTCATTATGGGTTCCTATGATTATATCTTCGGAAATCCGTTTTTATGAATAGTTTTAAGACATGTATCACTGCACATTGGATTAACTGGCAGAGTCGGTCCGACCATGGCGTAACCTTAATTTGTTAGGAGCGTTAACGCAATAAAGACTAAATAGTCTCTCTCCTCAAAAATTCTGTGTACATAGCGGGGACATCAGGTCAAGTACCCCTTATAACTTGTTATAACTCAGAATTGTGTTTTGCTTTCCGTAGATAACGACCGAGTTTTCTCACGTCCGCCCTGTGGGATTTTAATAGGAATAGTACTCATCTGCAATTTCAGTTGCAGAGAGGACCTTCCAGTCTAGCCCTTTTTCAAGAACTAGTTGTTTCTGCAATCCGTCTACGCAATGGAAAAGATTACCATTGTCTTGAGGAATATGCATCATCGCTTCAACTTTTGCATTTGTTAAAGCATCAAAATTTCGTTGGAGTTCAGAAACCCCTTCGGATAATTGTGTACGATAGCACAGACTCTTAAAGATGGAAGTAACAGCAAGTGGCGCAAAACAAGATGTACCATCCTTCAAAAATCTCCTCTTGAGAAAGTCGGCTTCCTCGAGAGTTATATACGGGACAGATTCAGCCTCCTTGTCAGCCATAGTATATTTAACACCTATTTTGGCAAGTGCTTTCATAATATGTGTATGTGTATATTTTGGAAACCAAGGGGGAACACTAATAATATTATCGTCCCCATAAAACAATTTTGGTATATCCCAGAATTGAGACAAGGGGTAAATTGAACCAAATGCTGCGGATGTATAATTCAGATTTAAAAAGTTATTGACAACAATGGTTGTTGATTTTCCACTTGGTGTAGATCCATTGGTTAGAACTAGGTTACCAAGGACCGAGTAAGTACAATATATGGCATCAACAGCCAGACCCCACATTATCCTAATGTCCTCAAGTGAGTATCCACACTCCTGAGCAATGAAAATGATATGGGAATAAGCTAAAAGTAGCATTATAGCATCTGGGTTCTTGTCAAATGCTGCGTAGTCTCCAGCTATAATATTAGAATAACATAAATAACTAGCAAATAGATCCCAAGCTTTTGAACGAGCATTTACCCCAACAGCGCTATTGAATCTGAAATGGCGGGATTGTATAAAATCTATAATTGGGAGGAAATATTTACGTAAGAGTAAGTTAAAAGCTAGAGGACAACTAGCAAAAATACGCGTACGGAATCGTTTAGTTCCCTTAACAGGTTCATCCTTGAGAGAAGCTACAAAGATTGGGTTATACCTAACACCTCTCTTGTAGCATGATACAATTCTTTGCATTTCATCAAAGAATTGTTGTTCAAACATAACAGCGTCAGGTTCACCATCATAAGTGTACCCCTCAAGGAGGAATTCTTTCTTAGGACGATTGAACGGATAACCGGCTGAAGTTGAAATATTAATCCTGTTTATGAACCTTGACCCAGGAATACCATTTACAACTTGGTGCTTATTTAGTGGCTTTAATTTAGTAAATTTAGCATTCTTTCTTAAGTAAGCTCTGTACGATTCACTAATACGTTTGGCCAAATCAAGCCCAACGCCAATTTTAGTAGCTGTAACGTCACTAAGACCATCTATATAGGGGTCCTTCCATGTGTTGATACCATCTATATTATAAAAGCCAGGTGACATAATGGGTTGGAAATATTCTTTAGTTTCAAGATTGTAGTCCTTAAAGGCAGTTAAAACAGCATCTGAAATCTCAGTTTTTGTAACTGTACCTTTTGGATCAGAGCGAGGGTAACCTTTTATTGATCCAATATGAGCACCAAAACCTTCAAGGTTTCGTGTATTAGCCTTAAAATGAAGTTCTGTTAAAGTATATTTACCGTAAGATTCAACACTATTTTCTCCCTCTGAGAATAAAGGGAAAAATGTTTCATCGGTTCCAAGTTTAACTAGATCTATAATCAAATTAGATGTTAGAGGTAGGTAGAAACCTCTAACGTCATCGGATCCCACATGGATTCCGACAATTCTTGATAGACCTTTATGTTCTATGCAATAAGGAGCTCCACAAAAGCCCATCTGACCAGTCCTTCGAACAGGAACAACATCTCTTGATTGTCCATCTAATCCAGGACAATTCTTAATAAGAGGACCTACTATAATATTATCTCCCTGTATCAATGGACAATAAACATTATGAGAAGTGAGACCTTCTTGCGTGGAAACAAACAATTTTGTTATATCTTTAACTGGAGGAAGGGAATGCAATACACAAATAGCGATGTCAGTATTCTTATATCTAAAGACATTATCTTTAGTGAGGAGAACATTTCCACCCCTTTTGAGCTTCATTTTGCTAGTGCTTAATGAACATAAAGTTAATCTAAGAGAACCATTATCTTTAATTTTATTGACTGAATGGTACGTTGTAAGATATAGATGACTATGAAAAGCCAACATATAGAATACATCTCCTACTTGATTTTCTGCGCGATAGGTCTGAGAATGAAGTAACTGCTTCATATGCTTAAATTGCATAGACCCTTTTATGCGAAAGGTAGATTCTTGAACAACGGGAGGTGGCTTCCAATGTTTATCTGAGGATTGATTTATCTCGTCCTCAGCTTCATCTATATCCAAAGTAGAGTGCAATGTGTTAATAAACTGGATACCTGCAAGTACAGTCGCAATAGAAGAAATAATGGCAGCAAAACCATAAATTTTACTTTTATGCAAAGCGATCGATCTACCAAATTTAACTATATGATCACGTTTGAAACCCGACTGTGGAACTAATGCACAATCACAGATTGCAGATGGTACTGAACATGTTTCACATCTAGGGCTGTCAATTATAGACTGATTTGACGATAAATATCTCTGTTGTCTCAACTGATGGTCTGCGAGAGCTCTAACAATTACTCCATACAGTTCACACTGTGAAATACCGTCTGCAATGGTTTTGTAAGAAACGGCAGTCATGTCCTTAGCTAATAAAACGGGCGCTTCAACGAGGTAAGTGAAGAGTTCCCCATGTACAGTTCTATCATAAACTTGCACCTTCTCCTGATCAATAGAGTTTGTGGGTCTGTGACCGTCCATAACACAAAAGTTTCTATTAACTTCAGGTGTGATTACAATGGGAAAACGTCTTAGAAATGCAGAAGCATTAGAGTACCAACTTTTGGCATTAAGATCCTTTTTGTTTGTGGTTGCTATGACTAGATCAGGATTTGCGGAAACCGATCCTTTGTCTTCAAGAGCAGCCATATTAGGAAAGTAGGGCAACGAGGAAATCAAATTAAGTATAGAATCTAAAGATTTGTCTTCCTTACCCGATTTTGGATGAACAGCACATATATCATCTTCAATAAAGACTTTATGAGCACTGGTCAAATTAGTGTAGTACTCATCCGAAGAATTGTGATTGAATGTTAATCTATCTAATTCGGCCTTTGTAATAGAACTATGATCCATATAAGCTCTCTTGATAATATCAATTACCTGTGATTTACCAGAAGAAGGTGGGCCGTAGATCAATATTCCTAAAGGTGTAACACGATTTCTATTGGCTGTTAGCAATTTATTAATATCTTTACGAATGGTGTCTACCTCAGCTATCATACGTATAATATCGCGAGCTGCCCTATCTCTAGATCTGTTCGCCTCTTTGGAAATTTCAGACCCAAGTTCGAGGAATGTAGAAACTTTCAAATTGTATTTAGCTAATGTACTAGGAATAGGTTGAGTAGGGTCATAGTCTATAGTTAATAAGTCCTTACGAAGTATGATCTCAACATATAGATCGACCCATTCTGAATAAGATGTTCCACAATGGAAAAATTCATTAAGTGTGGAATCTCCACAAATATAATTATAGCCAGATTCTAGAACGTCAACGATACCTTCCGCGACGGAAACAAAAAGAGAAGCTTCGCCCTCTGAGCTTACTCTCTCTTTGAAATTCTTAGTAGCATAACTATCATATTTGACCATATCTAGGTTAAGTCCCCTACTTTTAAGGACGGGAGCTAACGTAACAAATATGATGAAATCGGAGACCGATTTTACTGCCTTAGAATTAAGGGTTGTTAAGAGATTTTTAAGAACACTCCTGACTTCTCCAAAAACTTTAGGGCCTTGAGCAATAATGCCGAAATGATGAAAGAAATAATCTTTAATCAACTTAAAAATAGATTGGTATTCAAACTTATACATCGTTACTAGTTTGTCTACATAGTCAGCCATTACAGTTAGGAGATTAAATCTAGTTTGGCACATTGAGAGATGATGCACTAAGAAAAGGGTATGTTTAAGTAAACTAGAAAGCTCCATATTAGAAATCTTGGAAACTAGGGATAAATATCCTTGGTAAGCTCCAAGAGCTTGTAATTGGGGTAGGCGAAAGTAAGTATCACGGATACGCCATTTCAATTCATAGAAGTATATTTTAAAACTTTCATATCTGTGGTACATAGCTTCTCGGACATTATCGGACAATCTGAACCAGATTTTCTCAAAAGTTTTAACTAAGGCTTGCTCAACCATTGTACTAATACGCAAGTGCGAGCAGAGGCTAGTTAAAAACCCAAATAGGAAAGAGAAGGAATTAAGGAATATCATCAAAAAGGTGGAACCTGCCTGG